GATTGCAGCAGCACCGGCATCAGCGGGGATTCCCGGCCGGATGCGCGGCAAACGCCCAAGACCAACTCCGGGCCGTACTCGCCCACCAGGGCAGCACCCTCCTTGGCGTATCTGGTGCCTGTGGCATAAGCGTTCAGCATACCGCTCATAGTCGGGCGTGTTTGGTTCATCATGCGGGCACGCTGATTGCCGTAAAGAGACACCATGGCGGCGATAGCCAGCTGAGTATAGGCAGCCTGAACTTGCGGAAGCATGGAATTTGCGCCGGAAATGTAGCCGTTTATGGTAGCCCTCGCTGCCTCTGCCGCTTCATCGCCGAAATCCATGGCCTTGATGTCCTCCTCCAGGTTGGCCGACAGCTCGTCCATCTGATTGGAGAAATCGGTTTGGAGGTCTGCGATACTTTGGGAGGTGTCCTCCTGGGCCTTTTGCAAGGCCTGGTAGTTCTCCACCATTTTGGCGAGGTCTTCATCGCTTGCCTTTGCCATTCCGGCGATGGCGTTCACGCTCTCGGCGGAGCCATCAGCGAAGGAGCCAATGATGCTTTGCAGGCCCTCGATGTCGGCGGAGCGTTCCCGGAGTTTTTCGAGGTTCTGGTTGTAGTTGTCCCAGTAGGTGATTTGGCTTTCCAGGTTTCGGTTGATATTCCCTACGCTGGTGGCTACCACCTGGTCTGCTTCCTCCCACAGCGAATATTGGCCGTGGATGCTCTCAAAGGCATCGTTGTAGGCCAGACGGTAGGCATCCGCCAGGGCGGCAACGCTCTCCATCGTGTTATCAATGGCGGCGTTGACCTGCTCGGTCTGCCGGGCGATCTCGGCGGCGGCCTCATTCGCTTCATCGCTTGCCCCGGTCAATTCCCGGACAGCCTCCTCGGCGGCCCTGATCTCCTCCTCGGCCTCTGCTACGGCCGCCGCATCCTCCTCCATGGCCTTGTTGAGATTTTTGATGGTCTTTTCAGTCCTGTAAATCTCATCGTTCGTGCCATAGAGAGAAGTCTGGAGGTCGTAGTATTCGTTGCTCAGGAAACTGGTAGCATCAGCCCAAGTGTTGTACTGCTGGTTGTACTCATCCGCTTTGGCGGAGGCCTCTGCCCACAGTTCGGCCATCCGCTCCTGCGTGGCAGACAGTTTTCCTTGCTCGGTCTCCAGCTTGATTTGAGCCTGGGTCAGCTTAATGCTGTTCTCGGCGGCCTCGCCCATAACGGTGCTGTATTCATCGTATAGGGAGTTCACATAGTCCTGATAGGCCTTGGCCTCGGCGTTCTTTTTCCACGCCTCAGTCTGCTCACGCAGGGCATCGGTGCCGCCCTGGATGGCCCCAGTCTCCTCGTTGATGGAGTAGGTCAGATCGGGGACGGTGCGAGTAAGCAGGGCGAGAATATTCTGATACTCCTGGTTCCCCTTGACATTCCCGCCGGTGGCCGCCTCAATGGCTTCCAGCTTGTCGATGTAGGTCTGGGCGATCTGGGCGGTGGCGAGGGTCTGGGTAGCAGTCTCCTCGTAGGTGGCGTTGGCTTCGTCCATTGCCTCCCTCATGTCCTGGGCCGCAACGGTCAGTTCCTTCACCGAGGGGACACCCTCATTGGCGGCAGATACCAGGGCTACAATGGCTCCAGTGAGGGCGGCGACCCCAGCCACCACACCCATGACAATATTGAGGCCGGGAATGGAGGCAGACAACAAGGCCGATGCGGCAGCGGCCACCTTTGCCGCTACGGCATAACCGCCGAGGGCCACTACAACAGCGCCCAGCACGGCGACAAAGGCGGCAATTCCCTTGACCAGGGCAGGGTGAGCCTTGACAAAATTGTTGAGGCCCTGGAACACTTCGGCGCCGATAGCGTAGAGGTCACGCAGTACCGGCGTGATCTTTGCGCCCAAGGTGGTCTGCAGGGCATCCCAGGCAGAGTTCATTAGGACCAGTTCGCCGTTCATATTGTCCAGCTTGATGGCCGCCATCTTGGCGGCGGCGCCGGAACAGCTGTTGATGCTCTGGGTGAGGGAGGCATAGTCCGCATCCGTGGCGTTCAGGATAGCCAACAGGCCGTTATAGCCCCGCTGTCCGGCGATTGCCATAGCGTTATTGACCCGTTCAGCTTCGGTCATCTGGCCGAAGCACACACGGAGTTCATCGATGGTGTCCTTAAAACCCTTCATGGTGCCGTCAGCCTTGACAGCAGAGTAGTCATATTCTCCGAAGGCCGCACCTGTCAGAGTGACACCCTCCAGCAGACCGTTGAAGGTGTTTTTGAGGGCCGTGCCAGCAACGCTCCCCTTGATACCACTATTGGCCATCAGGCCAACGGCGGTGGCCACATCCTCGATGCTATACCCCAACGCCCCAGCCACCGAGGCGGACATCTTGAAGGTCTCGCCCATGATGGATACATTGGTGTTGGAGTTGGTGGCGGCAGCGGCGAGAACATCGGCAAAACGAGCCGTGTCAGAGGCTTGCAGTCCAAAAGCTGTGAGGTTGTCCGTCACAATATCGGAGACCATCGCCAGATCTTCCCCGGAGGCGGCGGCCAACTGGAGAACGCCGTCCATGCCGCTTATCATCTGCTGGGCATCCCAGCCTGCCATAGCCATGTAGCCCATGGCATCGGCCGCTTCCAAAGCCGTGAATTTGGTGGTTGCGCCCAACTCCTTGGCTTTCTCGTTGAGGGAGGCCATTTCCTGGGCGTTGGCCCCGGACAGGGCCTCCACATTGCTCATGGCTTCCTCAAAGTCGCCGGCGATGGTTACGCACTCCATGTAGGCATCCTTGATTTCCCCAAGGGCCTTGGCGATGCCAGCGGCAACGATGGCCTGCTGGATTGCCCCAAACGCCTGGACGGAGGCGGCGCCGAAACTCTGCACCCCACCGGCGGCCTGGGACTGTTTCTCCTTCAGGTCATCAATTTTGCTGGCCAGCTGTGCGCTCTCCTGTTCCAGGTTGTCCGTGTCCACCCCGGCGGTACGGAGAGCGCCGCTCATTTCCTCCAGTTTGTGGGTCTGGTTCTGGAGGGATTGAGCCGTTCTGTCGATCTGCTGTTGCTTGGACAACAGCTTATTTTCCAGAGAGGAGGAGTAGCCCTCGGTCTCCTTGATTTCACGCTGAATGTTGTCGTACTGCTGCTGGAGCAGTTCCATCTTCTGCTTGGTGGCCTCCACGGCCTGTTGCTGTTTCTGGTATGCAGAGATGTCCAACTGTTGCTTTCCGAGGGCCTGGATGTCCTTCTGCAAGTTGAGGATGGTGCTTTGGGCTTTGCCGAATGTGGCGGCATAGCCACCTCCCATTTCGGCATTGAGCCGGAATAGCATTTCATATTCCTTGCGGCTTGCCATAGGTAGGCCCTCCTTTCATCAGGTTTCGTTGCGCCTCATCTGTACCCGGTTGTTGGCATTTATCCATTCCTGGAGTTCCCACATAGGCTGGTCGAGCCAGAAAGGGATAGGGGTGCTATTGTTCCGGGCCAGGATGATGCTCTGTTCACGGAGCCAGTCGGCAATATCGCCGTCTGTTACTCCGACCTCAGCAAAAAACGCCGGGCCGACCCTTCGATGGCATCAAAGGCCTTGCCGGGCATTTCCAGGATGACATCCACGCCGATGGTCTCGGTACACATCCGAGCGGCCAGCCGGATGCAGAACTCATCGTCCATGGCCTTGACCACCACGGGGCGGCCCAGGGACTTCAACTCATTGGCAACCGCCAGGAGATCCTTGCCCTTGCACTTCTCATAGTCAAAGGTCAGGCTCTCATAGGTCTTGCCCTCCCATGTCCAGGGCTTGGGGAACTTATAGACGAACAGGTTGGTGCTGTTTTCCGCCTCAGCCTGAGCGGTATTGAAAGTGGCCTCGTCGATGGTGATCTCCTCGGGGGAGGTAGTCTTATCTGCGTTCATAGGTCAAACTCCTTTCAGGTTTTGGATAAAAAGCACCGGGAGCGGCAATCGTGCCGCCCCCGGTGTCGGTTGATACTTACTTGCCCAGGGCCTTGCGGACATCGGCCATGTAGTCAACCCCATCGATGGTG